CCTTTATATTTAGCTTTTATTAACCATATTCATATTGTTTCCTTATTGTTTTATATTATATTTGCGTAACAGAAGTAAATACCATCGTTCTGGCGGAACGATGGTTTATGTAACATTATTAACATATAAACTATTGATTTTATGGAAGCTAAATTATTCGGTCTAAAAATTATTTTTGATTCGGTAGAAACTGAGTCATTTTATGTTGAGTTTCTTTCTTACTCTGACACAGTCTCTTACCTTGTTCGTAAGATTCTTCATTATTATGATTCTACGCCTATTTTGTCGTTTTCTGTTGTTCCTGTTGAAACTCTTCATCTTGGTTTTTCTCTTATGGATTCTTCTAATATTGATTTATTTAATTATTTAATACATTGATTATTATGAAACCTGTTTGGAAAATAGTTTTTTACGTAGCGGAAGCGTTGTTATCTGCTATTAAGGCTGTTTTTGGTGGTAAGGATAAGGAGTCTAAGTGATGGAGTCTGTCTTACCTTTAAATTGTCGTTGTCTTGAGCCTCGCAAGGTTTTTAATCCTTATTCCAAGGATAGCCTTGTTGTTCCTTGTGGTCATTGTAAGGCTTGCCTCTTGAATAAAAATTCTCGGCTTGCTTTTCAATGTGACTTGGAATCTGTTTCTAATAAGTATTGCGTGTTTATCACCCTTACTTATGCTAATCGCTTTATACCTCGTGCTAATTTCATTGACGCTACCGATCGCCCTTTTGGCTGTGATCTTTATGATAAGGAGACTGGTGAGTTACTCGGCGCTTGCGATATGTTAGAAGAGGATCGCCAACGTTTGTTGGATAAGTTTTATTTGTTTGGTGATGTACCTTATTTGAGAAAGTCTGATTTACAACTATTTTTTAAAAGATTTCGTTATTATGCAGGAAAAATTACAAAAGAGAAAGTGCGTTACTTTGCTGTCGGAGAGTATGGTCCCGTCCATTTCAGACCGCATTATCATGTCTTATTATACTTCAACTCTGAGACCCTCCTACAGGCATGTTCAGAGATTGTACTTTCGTCATGGAGATTTGGTCGTGTCGATTGTCAGCTCTCCAAAGGTAAATGCTCTTCGTATGTTGCGAGTTACGTTAATAGCTCTGTGTCTGTACCCAAAGTTTTTACGTTATCTTCCACACGTGGGTTCTGTTTACATTCTCAAAAATTGGGTCAAGGTTTTTTGCAAGGTGAACGAGAGAAAGTATACTCGCTTACCGCTTCGGAGTTTATTCAAAGAAGCGTCGTACTCAATGGAACTTATAAGGAATTCCGTTTGTGGCGGTCGTGTTACCGTTATTTCTACCCCAAGTGTAAAGGATTCTCTGATAAATCTGCACGTGATCTTTCTTACTCTTACAGAGTCTATGCTACGGCGAAAGAATTGTTCCCCTACTGTGAGACAGCTGCGGAACTCGCGCGTGAGATAGCTTCTTGTGTTCGTCTTTTTGGCCCTTCTGTTAAGGGTCTTACTTATGATCTTCCTCTTTCTGAGGTTTCTAAAATGAATGACTTATTGTCATATTTTTATGATCCCGTTTGTGATATGGATATTGATTCAGATCTTTTCCAGCGTTGGATTAATCGTATTTATATTGAGTTATTAACTTCTAAACATTTTTTGTATTATGTCTGTGATCATCCGACTACCTACGAGATAAATCGCAAGATTCGTCTTATACAGGATTTTTATAAGCAATTGGAATATCTCCGTTTGACTGAGTTCTTTGAGAATCAATCCCAATATTACGAGTCAGATTTTGTCGGTGATGAGCCTTTGCTTTCTGATCAGTATGGTAATAGTTTTGTTCCTTACTTCTATGATAATTTGAATTATTCTATGAAGTGTTATAAAGAGTTGGTCGCTTATAAGTTGTTTGAGTCTAATACCTTACGGCTTGCGCAAGACCGGATTAAGCATAAGTATCTTAACGATAAGAATAAAATATTTTTTAATGAGTAACATTATGAATTTAAAGTCGTTACGTAATAAACCTTCTCGTAATGGCTTCGATCTTTCGTTTAAGCGGAATTTTACCGCTAAAGCTGGTGAGCTTCTTCCTGTTATGGTGAAAGAGGTTCTTCCCGGCGATGTCTTTAATATTGATTTGTCCTCGTTTACTCGTACCCAGCCTGTTAATACTGCCGCTTTCGCTCGTATGCGTGAGTATTATGATTTCTTTTTTGTTCCTTACAATCTGCTTTGGAACAAGGCTGATACGCTTTTAACCCAAATGTATGATAATCCCCAGCATGCGAACTCGTGGAATCCGGCGGATGCTTTTACTTTAAAAGGTGAGATGCCTTATATTACCTGTGAGCAAATCGCTAATTATTTTAAGACTCAACGCTCTTTGGGTCTTTTGGTTAGTTCTATTAATAATAATTATTTCGGTTACCAACGTGGTTCTCTCTCCGCTAAGTTGTTGGAATATCTTGGATATGGTAACTATTTTGATTATGTCGGTACCGATACCTCAAAGAATGAATGGAGTAAGAATCCTCTTATGAATAATTTGAACTTGAACGTATTTGGCTTGTTGGCTTATCAAAAGATTTATGCCGACTTTTTCCGTGATTCTCAATGGGAGAAAATTAGCCCCTCTACGTTTAATGTTGATTACATGAACGGTGTTGATACTTTGCAGATGGATATTCCCGTTGGTACAAGTCCCAATCAGGACTTTTACAAGGCTTATAACATGTTTGATCTCCGGTATTGTAATTGGCAGAAGGATTTATTTCACGGTGTTGTTCCTTCTGCGCAGTATGGAGGTGGTTCTACTGTTTACCCTGTTAGTGGTTCTATTACTGGTACTGTGGCTGGTTCTGTTGTTACGGGTACCGCTAAATCCTCGCTTGACGTTTTGATGCTTCGTCAATATGAGTTCTTGCTAAAATGGCGTGAGATAGCTCAATCCGGCAATAAGGATTATAAGGATCAAGTTCAGAAACATTGGAATGTCTCTGTTGGTGATTACGCTTCTGAGGTTTGTCAATATCTTGGCGGTGTTAACTCGAATATTGATATCAATGAGGTTGTTAATACTAATATTACCTCTGATAATGCCGCTGATATTGCTGGTAAAGGTACTGGTGTTTCTCGTGGTAATATTCGCTTTGATTCTCGTGGTAAGTATGGTTTGTTAATGTGTATCTATCACTGTTTGCCAGTCTTGGATTACACTACTGATTTTGTTGAGCCTGCTTTTACTAAGATTAATGCCACTGATTACGCTATTCCGGAATTTGATCGTATTGGTATGCAGGCTGTCCCTCTTGTTTGGGCTACGAACCCTCCCGGTAGTGTTGCCTCCGCTCCTTATATGAAGCTTGGTTACGCTCCCCGTTATATTGAGTATAAGACGGCTTTTGATTCTTCTGTTGGCGCTTTTAAGCGTTCTTTGAACTCTTGGGTGATGTCCTATAACAATGCTTCTCTTATTGATCAGATTGGTTCCGGTACTACTAAACCCGAGCCTCCTTATTCCGACGTTTATGTGAATTACTCGGCTTTTAAGGTTAATCCGAACTCGGTTGACCCGATATTTGCCGTGCAAGCTAATTCAAATGTTGATACTGATCAGTTCTTATGTAGTGCTTTCTTTGATGTGAAAGCGGTTCGCAACTTGGATGTAGATGGTTTACCTTATTAATTGATTATGTTATGTTTGCTAAAAGACGTTTAACACCGCATGTCTATAATGCTCTTGAGAAGGGTGCTGTAGACTTGAGTAAGAGTGAGTTTTATCAACCTTCCGCAATTGATGATTTTTTGTTCGTTAAGAATAAACCTCCCCATTCGGACTGCGATTCGGTTACTTTTACTACTGATATTACTATGCTGTTTAATCAGCAACGTTTGGATAAGATGTCTCGTGAGGCTTTGCTCCAGCATTTTGACTCTTTTTCTGTTCAGGACTCTCGGTTCGCCGATTTGCGTGCGAAACTTTCTGATGATCAGTTGTGTTCTATTGTTAAGTCTCGTTATATTCAGACTCCTTCCGAATTGATGTCTTATAGTCAATATCTTGTTGATTCGGTTGGTCTTGAGTTGGCTTCTGTGGCTCCGCATGTTGATCCTGCTGGTGATCCTGCTCCGGCTGGTGATCCTACTCCGGCTTCTGCGGAATAAGTTTATATGTTACTTCTGATAGGGCGGTTAATACCGCCCTTTTCTTTATCAAGTTTAATTTATTTAATATTTTATATTATGGGTGTTGTACAAGGTTTGACAGGTCTTGCCGGCGCTGGTATTGCTGCTGGTGCTAATACCGCCGCTACCGTTATGACTAATAACGCTAATAAGCAGATCGCTCAGATGAATAATGCTTTCAACGAGAAGATGCTGCAAAAGCAGATGGATTATAATAAGGAAATGTATCATCAGCAGTTAGGTGATCAATGGTCTTTCTATAATGATGCTAAGGAGAATCAATGGCAAATGTATGAGGATACCAAGGAATATAATTCCGCCTCCGCTCAACGTGAACGTCTTGAGGCTGCTGGACTGAATCCCTACCTTATGATGTCTGGTGGTAACGCTGGTGTCGCTACATCTAATTCTGCTCCTTCCGGCTCCGCTCCCGCTGGACAAGGTGTTAGTATTCCTACCGCCTCTTCTTATGCCGCTGATTACTCCGGCTTGGCTCAAGGTGTAGGACAGGCTATTGATGCTTATAATCAGATTCGCCTCCAAAAAGCTCAACAAGGTAAGATAAGCGCCGAGGAGAATAATATCCGTATTGAAGGTAAGTACAAGGCTGCTTCGATGATCGCTGAGATTGCTAATAAGATACAGAACACGAAGTCTCAAGCCGCTAAGACTGCTTTAGAGACTATTATGACAGGTGTTCAAAGAGACCTTATTCGTGCTCAGACGGACAAGGTTAAAGGCGAGACTACCTATAACGCTATTCTCGCTCGTGGTGCCTCTGTAGATGTTCTAATGAAGTCTGAGACGCTTAAGGTGCTTCCTCAACAGCTTCGTAATTCTCTTGCTGAGCAAACCGCTAATATCGCAGTTAAGTACGCTCAACGTGATTTAACTAAGAAACAGGTTGATCATGAAGTTGAAAAAATTGTTAATACTATTGCTCAACGTGGTTTGATCGGTGCACAAACGGATGCTACTTCTATAGCTAATAATGGTGCCGTACAGCAGCAGCAGTATTTCGCTGATACTTATAAGATTCAGAAGAATAAGTTGATTGCGGAAATGAAGCATGCTATTTTAAATAGTGGCCCTCAAGACCCTACAGGTCTTTTGAATTTCTTTAATCAAGCTTATCAATCTGCAACAGGTGTCACTAATCGTTCTTATGATACGGATTATTGATTATTTTTGTTGTGTTATTAAATTATTTTGTTATGATTTCTTTTATTGGTAATTTAGGCACAGGTGAAATAATTATTGGCCTTTTGTTTGTTATGGTTCCCTTTATTCTTGTTTGCTGGCTTATAATAGCCTTGATACGTTATTTGAATCGGAAGTCTAAAACTAATTAGTCTATTTCGAAACAAATAGGGGCTAATTAGCCCAAAATTAGCCCCTTATTAGTCTATTTTAAATGTGTACTTTTTGTGAATATTGTGAAACCTTAGTCACTTTCCCGAAGGGCAGCCGATTAATCTTTATTCTCGGCTGTCCTCCTTTCTTGTCCTAGTATACGAAAAGTGACAGGATTCTATTTTAAGCGTATGGAATACCGTATTAAATCATGTCTCATTCCTTTCCATGATCTTCTTGAGATATTCGAGTTTCTTGTCAATCTTCCTTCAATTTACTTGTGGCAGTATCAAGGTTTGGATATTCTTTTAAATGATCGTCCTATCATGAAAATACTGATTCGGTTCGAAAATGGTACTACGTATGTCTCGTACACTACCGTTCGCCTCTTTTAGATTTAACCAAAACCAAACTTTTGAAAGTAATAACGTTTTTCTCATCGGCCGTAGGCCGCAAATGTTCGACCTATTATTTTGGTAGAACTTCGGTAGAAAAGTAGTAATCTTCTTTCCTTTATATTTAGCTTTTATTAACCATATTCATATTGTTTCCTTATTGTTTTATATTATATTTGCGTAACAGAAGTAAATACCATCGTTCTGGCGGAAC